AGAAAGGATGGCACTAAAAGAAGTCATGGAGAATGGGCATCTGCAAATGGATTTGTATGGTATAGTGAAGACTCATTGCCAGATGAATGGGTAGACATAAATTATCGTAAAGACAATACTTTAACAATCGAAAGTGAATAGGAGATGACATGAGTATAGATGATGCAAGCCCCGCTGAGTGGGATGAAGTACACCAGAAGTTAAAGAATCTAGGGAATAGATATGGTGATGATGTTGATAGCCCCTTTCATTACAATAAAGGTAGCATAGAGTGTATTGATGCTATTCAATCGGCTTCAACCAAGGAAGAGTTTGAAGGATACTTGCGTAACAATGTGATAAAATATGTATGGCGATTTAGATATAAGGACAACATAAAAGATTTAAACAAAGCCAAATGGTACTTGGAGAAACTTATAGAAGAGGTTGAAAATGTTTAGCGCAAACATAAAAGGCGAGATGTTTTTTAGAGATATAGACGGTGATCTATGGCAGTATGAATTAAAAACAAATCCTCCCGAAGCTGCATACTGGGAGACTTATAAACTTAAACTCACAGATATAAAAGTTATAGCTGATGCTGACAATGAAACAAAGAGAAGAGTACGGCATGAGATATACAAGGACATCACAAATGTGGGATCGTAAGGCAGAAAGAACCCAAAGATATAACAGAAAGAAAAATTCAGTTAAACCAAGACCTAAGAAACGGAAGGAAAAACGCAAGGAGAAAAATGCTAATGACTGAGAAGATTGGTGTTCAGCCATATTTAGGCATACATATTAATTATGAAAAAGAAAATCTTTTAAATTCTTTTTCTAAAGAAACAATAACAGATCGATATTTGTGGGAAGGTGAGACTCATGCTCAACAAGCTTTTGCTAGGGCCGCTATTTTTGGTGCGACTTATAAAGGACATACTGATTTTAATCTTGGACAGAGACTTTACGAGTACGCTAGTAATCTTTGGTTTAGCTTCAGTACTCCTATACTTTCTAATGGGGGTACAAGTAGGGGTCTACCTATCAGTTGTTTTCTTAACTATGTACCTGATTCTAGGGATGGTCTTTCTGCTCATTATGATGAAAACATATGGCTCGCAAGTGGAGGTGGAGGCATCGGTGGATATTGGGGTGATATTCGCAGCAATGGTATGGATACTGCTAACGGTTCTCGCAGTACTGGATCAATACCCTTTATGCACGTTGTAGATTCTCAGATGTTAGCCTTTAATCAAGGGGTAACTAGAAGAGGAAGCTATGCTGCATATATAGATATATCTCATCCAGAAGTGGAAGAGTTTATTAATATGCGTAAGACTACTGGTGGAGATTTAAACAGAAAGTGTTTGAATCTTCATAACGCAGTTAATGTAACCAATGAATTTTTAAAAGCTGTAGAGAATGACGATGAATGGAGGCTAATAGACCCTAAGACTAACACGGCTGTAAAAATAGTTTCAGCTAGAAATTTATGGTTTCAATTATTACAAACCAGAATGGAAACCGGAGAGCCTTACCTAGTAAATATAGATAACTGCAATGCTGCTTTACCAGAGGAGCAAAAGAAACTAGGCTTAGAAATAAAACAAAGCAATCTCTGTTCTGAAATTACTTTACCCACAAACGAAGAGCGCACCGCAGTTTGCTGCTTGTCTAGCGTCAATCTAGAATACTTTGATGAGTGGTCTAAAGAAGATAATTTTATTTCTGATCTAATCACCATGTTAGATAACGTATTACAAAACTTTATTGATTCGGTTGGAGACAAACCTGGATATTATAAAGCAGCATACTCGGCCACGCGTGAAAGGTCTGTCGGTCTAGGAGCTATGGGATTCCACAGTTACTTACAAAGGAATAACATACCTTTTGAAAGTATGTATGCTGCTAGTTTCAACAACAAAGCCTTTACTCTTATAAAGGATAGAGCAGAAACAGCTACAAGAAAACTGGCAGAGGAGAGAGGAGAGGCTCCTGATATGAAAGGTAGTGGTAAACGTAACGCACATTTGCTTGCTATAGCCCCTAATGCTTCTAGCTCTATCATATGTGGAGGTACTAGTCCTTCAATAGAACCTAATAGGGCTAACGTATATACACATAAAACTTTATCTGGAAGCTTTAAAGTTAAGAACAAATATTTAGATGATATATTATATGAGCTTGTCCCAACTAAAAAGAAACGGGAAGAAATCTGGAAAGATATAGCGGCACATGAGGGATCAGTACAGCACCTAGACATATTACCTGATGATGTTAAGGAAGTATTTAAAACTGCACCAGAGATTAATCAAATCTGGATAATAGAACACGCTTCTATGAGACAGAAATATGTTTGCCAAAGCCAGAGCGTAAATTTATTTTTCAAATCCCCGCCAATAGAGGCAGACCAGGAACTTCATAATGATTTCTTGCAGTATTTAAATGATGTCCATTGGTCAGGAATTCATAAATTAAAATCATTATATTACTTACGATCTGATGCTGCCCGTAATACAGAAAATGTTAATATAAAAATTCCTAAGATTAATTTAGAGGAAGAGGAGTGTTTAAGCTGTGAAGGATAAACCAAATAACGAACACTATGATGCACTAGTAGGTTGTATCATGCAAGTTGAATGGGAAGATGCTTGGATAGATACTGAAGACCATCTTATAGATGAAGCTAAAAAATTAAAACCTGTACTAAGATCAAGCGTAGGTTACTTAGTAGCTGATAATGAGAATGAAATTATATTATCTACTGACCGCTATCATAGCAAAAAGGAAAAGGAATATGTAAATGCTGTGATGGTAATTCCAAAAGGAATGGTCACAAGATACTGGGAAATTATACCGCAAATGGGAGCAGAGTTTGAACCTAATAATAGCTAGTTATATATCTGTATTTGTTAAAGCCTTTCAACAAAGGAACGTGGCCTTTAATAATTATTTATACGTTCCTGTCTTTAGTTTGGCTATGGCTTTTACTGAAGTCTACATTATAATTAACATAGTCCAGATGGGAGCTAGTCTTGATGTAGTTTGGAAGTTAGCAATAGGGGCTGTGTTTGGTTGTTGGTCAGCTATGTATTTACATAATAAAGTACATGGAATAGCAAACGAGTTTGATTCAATAACCAATCTTATGAAAAATTATATTAAAGAAAACAAGGAGAGGTAATGAGTTTACTATCAACGCGAGATTATTATAAGCCGTTTGATCATCCGTGGATGTTTGATTATTATGTGCAACAGAATCAAATGATATGGTTGCCGGAAGATGTGCCGCTACATAATGATGTCAAAGATTGGCAAGACATGGGCGGGGCCGAGAGAAATCTTTTAACACAAATTTTTAGACTCTTTACTCAATCAGATGTAGATGTAGCCTCTGGCTATATAGATAAATACATGAAAGTTTTTAAGAAACCAGAAGCAAGAATGATGATGTGTTCTTTCGCCAACATGGAGTCTATACATCAACACGCTTACAGTTTGTTATTAGATACTGTGGGTATGCCTGAGATAGAATACAAAGCCTTTTCTGAGTATGAAGCTATGGCAGACAAGCACGAGTATATCAGTAACTCCCCGCTAAAAATAAGCAAGAAAGAATCCATTGCAAAGAACCTAGCTATTTATTCCGCATTTACTGAAGGACTCCAGTTATTTAGCAGCTTTGCTATTCTTCTAAACTTCCCCCGCTTTGGTAAGATGAAAGGCATGGGACAGATAGTTACTTATAGCATACGTGATGAATCGCTACACGTTGAAGCAATGACTAAGCTCTTTAGAGAATTTATAAAAGAGAATATAGAATTATGGACTGACGATTTAAAGAAAGAAATCTATCAAGTCTGTAGAGACATGGTTAAACTTGAAGACAAGTTCCTGGATTTAGTATTTGAAATGGGAGACATTCAAGGATTAACTAAAGATGAAATGAAGGAATATATAAGATATATAGCTGACAGAAGATTGTTGCAGCTAGGATTAAAAACTAATTTCGGAGTTAAAGATAATCCTCTTAACTGGTTAGATGATGTACTTGGAGTAGAACATCAAAACTTTTTTGAGGGCAGAGCCACTACTTATATGAAGGGAGGGCTAAAAGGGAATATAGGAAATATTCAATTTAAAAGCCTAGCAGTAGAAGAGTAAGGAGGTTGTATGAACAAGGACAAGGAAGAAGGTAACTTAGTATCTTTTAGAATATTTCTAGCTAGAGATGGTAATATAATATCTGAATTTAAATACCTACCTTTAGAAGAGGCAGAAACAATATTTAAAAAGCAAGAAGTATCTATAATTAAAAAGATTTTAAAAGAAGGTAAACTAAAACTAGAAAATTTACATGACCATATTGAGAAAGAGGTTCAAGCATTATGACAAAGTATGCTATAGCTAATACTCTACCTCCTGTACCAGATCACAGGGACATTCCTTATCGCTCGCCATTTAAAGCGGAGGAGCTGCCACCAAAAATAGATATGCGTAAGGATGTATTTGAGGTAGAAGATCAGTTGTCTATTGGCAGTTGTGTAGCTAATGGAGTGGCTAGTTCTTGTGAGCTTATTGCTAATAGAAACAAACAGCCTATGGATTTAAGCCGGATGTTTCTTTATAACGCTACTAAAGCCTATGAAAACAGATTGGGACAAGAAGGATTGTATACTAAAGATGCTTATCATATAGCATATAAGTACGGTATGCCTACAGAAAAAGAATATCCTTATGACTTAGCTATGGATAATATAGACCCGCCAGAAAATATCTACAAGAAAGCTTTTAATAACAGAATAAACAGGTACGAAAACCTATCTAGAAATGTAGTTACTCATACAGACCTAGTAGTTCATAGGATCAAATCTGCCCTACATGAAGGTATACCAGTTGGTATAGCATTTGTTGTAACTGAAGATATATATAATCTTAAAGGGTCTTGGAAAGAACATAAGTATCCTTCTATGTATGGCAAGCACAGTTCCTCTTTAGGAGGACACTACATGGTAATAGTAGGTTATGATGACGAGCATCAAAAGTTTATTATTCAGAATAGTTGGGGTGCGGAATGGGGAGACAAAGGATATGGAGGCTTTCCTTACGGAATAGTAAAGCATCCTTTCTTTGAAGCTTGGATAGCTAGAAGTTTTAAAGATATGAATATACCAGAGCGTCCTGGTGTACGCCTAGAAGTATCAAATAAATTTAGAATAGAAGCTAGAATTATTACTGATGAATATGAAATTGGAGATGCAATAAAAATATATATGGGAGCTGTTATGCCTGATGGCTCTACTTGGCTAAAAGCACCAGTAGATAGCGTGTATGGTAATCAAGATTATATGCCTGATATTTGGAAACCCTTTAAAGAAACAGGGTTGATACCCACTGATGATTTTTATATTTTAGACGGAGACAACCACATAAAAGTTGTACACTGGTTTGACTTATCGCCCTATAAAGGTACTGAAATTTATGTAGGTTACGGAAAAGATATACCCAATATTAAAATAACTAAGCTTGTTACAATTTAATGGGTCTTGTCTGAGCCATTAAAAATTTCATGCGGCTTTGACATAGCCATATATTGATACTCAAACATTTCTCTGTAGGTATCAAAGTCTACTATATCTATTTCTTTTTCAGCGTGTACACGGGCGTATATTTGGTACGCTGCCCCCAACTGGTCTTCTGTATAAAGTGCTAACATATGTACTACCACCTATCAAATAAGTCTTCTGCTCGACAGAAATTTTGAGAACGACAATCTCTAAGATTCCGAACAAATAAATCCTGAGTCATATAATTAAAGTCTTCATAGTGGTCTAGGTTATATGACCACCTATCTCCTGTGCTTGAACATCCTGTTACTACTAATAGTAAAATTAATCCCTTTATAATTTTCATTCGTTGGCTATCATCCTCCTGCTATTTCTTTCGGTTATAAGTTCTTGATACTTTTCTTCATCAAGATGTGTCACAGCAATCCAAGAGTGAGTCATCTCATCGCCTGTCCTACTACCCCCATATACCCACTGGTCTGCATCAGGGTTATTGGGGTTATTTTCAGTATTATCATACCATTGTTTAAGAACCAGTACTGCTCCCGCAGGAATTAGCGGCGCAAAGTCTGGATCATATATGTGGCTGTGATGCCATGTAGCACTCCAGTTAGATACCTGACTAATCTGCTCAGTTACTCCAGTATCAGGATAGAATATCTCAAAGCTTGCTGCATTCATGCGGAGATGACCGTGTGGTTGCCATGAGTCTATACGCACTGGATGATCGAATGAATGAAAACCCTGAGTCATATGATAGCCGTGAGGCGGGATAACAATATCTGCCTGATCGCTAATTCTATATAGTCTTAAATCCTGTTCATATGCAAGTTCTTTAGATTCCTCTGGAGAATACAGCCACAGTCCTATTTCTACCACATTATTTTTTATAACAGTTCCCGGCGCTATAGCCCCAAGACCGCCTGGAAACATATGAATGTCCCAAGCAATCTCGGCATTAGCGGGGATTGTTCTACACACACCCTCTGGAACTATCTCGCCCCACTTACCCATAGCATACTCGGTGAGCATACCAAATCTTTCGCCTTCTAAAGTAACAGTACTATTAGCATGGTGGACTACACTTTTGGCATCTCCTCTTGGCCTAACTTGGATAGCCTTTATGCACCTGTCTTCTGTCAAACCGCTTGCTACATTATGTTTGTGCCACAGATCGTTTCCTGTAGCCGGAATATCTATTGGGGTAGACGGAATAATTAACGTAGGCTCTCCAAAGTTTTCATAGAAGTTCCACTGATTAGGATCAGGGAGCTGCGGAGACTGCACTATAATGTCAGTATCACCATACTCTGACCCAGTATTAACCCAATCTACTATTGTGTCTATATCGGCCTGAGAGAGTCTCCAATCTCCGTGTAGCTCTTGAATGCCAATGCCTTCATCATAAGCATAGGGCGGCATCTCACGATTAGCTACTTTCATTTGAATGAGTGGACTCCACGGGCGCACCTGATCATAAGTTTCAAACTGCATTGGCCCTATACCACCTTCACGGTGACAGACTACACAGTTGTTGTTGATAATAGATGCCACATCATCTACATAAGTAGGCGTATTTGAATATGCTTTACTAGCTGTGACCAGTAGTGCAGTAGCTATTATTAAACCAAGTAATGTTCTCATTTACAGTTGCTCCTATGTAAGCTTCCCAATAATTTACCACCTGTATTTCTTTGATCTCTCTGTGCTAAGTCCAGTTCATTAAGAACTATGTCTTCGCCCATCCTTAAAGGTTCTCCACGCTTTAACTTATTATTAGTATTCATAATTGCTTGAGCTAGAGCCATATCAAACTCTGGCCTACTTAATCCTTGTTCCCTTTGGTTTATTCCCCAACTATTATTCCACATATCTTTTAACTCTGTTCGCCATTCTTTACCCTTTAGAGCTTGCTTGGCTCCCTGATAAACTTCTTTAGCTTGACCCGCAAAAGCAGTAACAGGTCTTTCAGCAGATTCATAACCAAATAAAGCATGATTAACTGCATCAAATACTTCTTCATCACCATCAATTTTAAATTGATCCCTATTGCTACCTGAATTTCTTAATTCATCAGTTGTCATTTTATATTCTTTAACCACTCTTTTAGTTGGTAAGACATCTTCTTCGGGCGGCCCCTGTGCAGGTACATCTTCAGGAACAAGCCTCTTTACTCCTATTCTTTGGCTAGACGGGACAATTTGGTTAGTTAAATCTACAGCGTCAGCAGTAATTTGTACTTGCCTATCATCATCAAAGCCTAGTTTAGCTGCCCCCTTTTTCATCCAAGTATCACCGCCTTCATATTTTCTGGTTCTTCCAAGACTTCCTAGTACTTTGCCTCCGGTTGAGAGATGTGTAACACCCCCCTTTGTAGTTTTTATTTGATGTGCGGGATGCCTTAACTCTCTGTAAACTGGCTTCCTTGCAAGAACCTTTGCCCCTATTTGTATAACACGTTCAGCAGAACCGAGGGGCTTCCCGTTTGCCTTGTCATAGAAGAATGTATGTCTGTCAGGATTAAAACCAACCTCTATCCATTCATCAGAGGCATCTGCCTCAAGAGCCAACCCACGCGCATCTTCTGGAGATATGTCGTTCCAATTACCCTCTATCCTAGCTAATGGGCCTTTTGCTGTTCTTTTGCCAGACGGGGTTTTTGTACCTACCCCAACCTTTGCAAAAAACTCAGGGTCAGAAGTAAATTCAACATCATCTAAGACAGAAGTTTTACCGTAGCCTATTGCTTTACCTGCCCTACCCGGCTCATGTAGAGCGACTACCCAAACATTATTATTTTCGTAAGCAGATATATCTAATCTTGCACCAACTCTTTTACCCTGGCGAATCAGTTTATTAAGACCTATCAATCCTTTCTGTACTAGACTTCTATTTAAAGCTGCTGCAATAGTTTTAAAAGTATCTAAAGCAGGAACACCCTTTATGGGTTCTATAGGCATTAATCTATGAACATTCATATCATGTTCTTCAGGAGATATTTTTTCATCTCTTAAATCTATAATTGATTGTTGTAATTCATCCACTTCTTTTCTTGGAAATCCTTTTGGTAAACTTTCTTTTAGTTCCTTTCCTTCTTTTTTAGTTAAAAGATATGGGTTATCTAAATCCAACTCAGCAACACTCTCATCTGGATATTGTGGAGTATCAATTTTTATTATATCATCAGCCGCTGAACTAGGAGGCGTGGGAGTTTCTGGAAGCCTATTAGGTTTAGTAATAGAAGAAAAAGCTTTCTTTGCTGGCGTACTAAGAGTTTTAGCTATAGACCCCAATCCAAAACCTTGACGATCTTCTTCATCTACAAAGGCTCCTCCGGCTTGTATATCATACGGAAGACCTGTCATTTTATCTATACGTTGATCGGGTTCTGGATTAACTTGAGGGACGTTACGGACTTCACCGCCTTTTTCCCAAGTCTTTCTAGAGATTACTTCTCCTTCTGGAGTAGTCTGCTCTGCAAAACCTCTATCCATATGCCTTAACATATCTCTATATTGTCCGGGCCAATCTTCAGTAGCTTCAGCAGCACCAAAGACTGCGTTAAAAGCACCGTAACCTGGAACTTTCTGTCCGATTACAGAAAATATATCTGCGCTAACACCAATTTTATAGGCATCTCCCCAAAACGGCCCCAAGCCTGTCATATAAGCCGTAGGGCTTTGATAAATTTCAGCGGCAGTTCTACCCCGCATATACATATCAGCGGGTAAACCGTTAAATCCTGCTCTGGTTAAAGCAGCCCCAATTACTTCATGCGGCTCCCCATTAAAGGATTCGCCTTGAGTTCTAACACCATTAGTAAATGTCGCTACTCCTGCCATCATAGCTACAGCAGGTATATGTTGAGTTAAAGCAGTTTCAGGATTTCTAGCTATTTGCCTAACCATGTTCTTCATAACTGTATTAGTAAAAGCAGCAGGATAACCTAATAGTTGGCCTAGTATAGCAGTTTTTGGATTTGACATATACATAGGCTTTATACCTGATGCTGCGCTAGGATTTAAAATAACTTCATTAGTATATGTGCCTGCCCCCTTTTTAAGCTTCCTGTAAAAATCGTCTGTTAAACTTGCTCCTTTGTTTAACCATTCTACCCCCTCTTTATAATCTATATCAAGGTCAAATAATTCATCTATTTGTCTTTGTACTCTTCTTGATGTTTTACCTGCTTGTATTAGAGGCATATGTGCTGCAATACTCTCTAGATTTTCTGCTATTAATCTCTTCCCAGTAATATAAGAAGCTGTTTGAACTCCTTTAGTCCATTGATCTAGTAGTGTAAATCTAAAAAACTTATTACTAATCTCTCTCATTTTAGGACTAGCTAAAGCATCTCCTCCTAAACGATCTGCATAATCAGCAAAGGCTTGATCTAAAGCAATCCCCATTTGATTGAGTTCGCTCATGGCTTCTTTTCTAGTCATATTAAAAGATTTCTGAAGACCGTTTAAAGAATCATCAAACATTTTTTTAGAGCCATTAAATATAGCATCTCTATAACCTCTAAAAGCTGTACCGACTCCTGCTTTAGAGACATTAATAAATATCTCTGAAAGACTTGATAGTGTTGATAGTGGTAACAGGGCCATCCTATTAGCTAACATATAAGCGTCTGCCAAGAATTGCTTTCTAGGAGTAAACCTATCTATACCTTCTCCAGTAACATTTTGATAAACAGCGATCATATCCTTTTTTGCGTCTGCTATCATATCTTGCGTAGCTCCATTAGCTTGCATTTCTTTTTCTAAAGCCGGAAACCAAGTAGTATCAAAATCCTCCACACTTCTTACGCCCCAAACAGTATCTTTAGCTAAAGATTTAGCAACAGAACGATGATAGCTAACCATTATATTATTTAAATCGTTATCCAAAAAATCAGCAAACGCAGCCTCATCTTTTAATTCTAATTGTCTTCTAGCAAAAAAACTATTCATACCTGTACCAGAATCATTTCCTAACTGGTGTTTTATGTCTAGCATTTCCTTTAATACTTTTTCTGCCTTCTCTCTATCAGAAAGACGCGCCCCATCTTCCAAATCTATATGCTGTTTCCAATTAACATTATTTTCAAGAAGATCAATAAATCTTTCTCTATTATTTTCTATCTCTGATCTTTTCCACAACCTAGGCAAATAGTTATCTATCAAATTATTTACAAGACCTTTTCCCTGTACTTCATCTCCTATTTCTTTTAATTGGTTTCTAGAAAATTTAACTATATTAAATAAATGTCTTCGAGCATCTTTACTTAAATGTCGTGTAGCCCCAGATAAAGCTTTCATATCGTTGGTTCTAATAGCATTAGAAAGTAAAGTATCTAGTTCTTCTTTAAATTTACCCAAAGCTTTTGTTTGTATAGGACTATAAATAGCACCCCAAGCGTGTGTAAGTTTTCCAAATTCCTCATTAAATACAGTACTAAAATCATCTGTATCTCTTCTTATTTGTGAGCCTCTTCTCCAAGAAAGAGCCGATCCAGACGTAATACTTTCTTTAAAAGCCTTTACAACATTAGGGCCAAAATCTTCATATTTATTAAAAATACCAGTAATTTTACCAGTTAAATATCTGGCATTAAGTGAAGAAGCTAGATGTAAAGTTCTTCTTAATATAGAACTTTCTCTAGCTGTATTAGTTATACCTCTAGTAGCATTAGCTTCATTTATAGCATCTGTTAAAACTTCAGAGGTTCTTTGACCACCTCCAGTTTTAGCGGCCAAGTCTTCAGCAATATCAAATATTGCATCATCGTCTAAATCTGTAATAATTGTTTTTTTTACTTGTTGGCCCCCTAAAACTCCTGGCGTAGATACCTTTGCGTCTTTCATATAAGTATCTTTAACAAACCTTATAGCCTTGTCAATTTCAGAATGTTTTAATCCATATTGTTCAAACAACGACAATACTCTAGGATCAATATCGTTTATTTGCAGGGTTCTTCTGCGAATAGCAACATTCAAACCTTTCTTTATTTCTTCAGGGGTAAGTCTTTGAAAGATAGTATCCTTAATTCCTAATATTATATTAGCTACTCTTATATCATCATATTCATTACCCAATTCTTTTTTTAGCCTTTTTAATAAGTCTAAATTTACTTCAGGATTGCCCTGCCTATCATAATATTTTCTGCCCCGACTATCGGTTTTTAATTCAACTTTATTAAATAACCCCGACAAAGTCGCTTCTGCTTCTTGTTCGGCAGCAGAACTAGCACTTGCACTAGCTGAAGAATTTGGCGGCGGTCGTGTAGGGGTGGTAGGGTTTCCAGTTTCTGCAACATTAGTTGAGCCTCTTGAAAGCATTTTAGTTAAACCATAACCTAAACCACCACCAAATACTGTACCAAAGCCTACAGATAAAGCAAAATCCCCATCACTGAAAGCATCTTGTAGTCCAGTAGTTATATTTATATCTTGTCTGTTTGCATTTTCTACCCCTGTCCAAACTCCGCCTTCAAATGCTCCGGCTACTCCCGCAGCTCTTGCAGATATACCATCTGTATTAGATGCTGCAACATTATTTAAAGTCTTTTTGACACTCTGTTTACCTGCTTGGCTCGTTAAAACCTTGGTTGCTGCACCCGTAGAAGCTCTGGTAGCAACACTGCCCACACCTGGAGCTACTAATAAAAAAGCCAAATTAATAGGATCAGCAACCATATCTACTCCTCTATCGAAAGTAGCCTTTAGCATTTCGCCAAAACTACCCGCTTTAGATTCTTCAAAATTATCTCTAAGATACCTATATGATTGTTTAATATCTTCAGGAGCATCTCTTAAAACTCTGGCCCTGTCTGTTACTGTGAGCAAACGTCCTTCTTCATCTCTAAGAGTTTCAAAAATATCACTAGATACTAAGCCGCCTGTTAATTTTTCTGCTATCCCTTCCTGTTCTGAAAGATAACTGAGAAATTTTTCAGCCTCTGCTTGATAACGTGGATCGCGTCTTAAATCGGAATGGTTTTTCTGAACAAATCTAGAAGGGCCGCTAAGTCCCATTGGCTTTCTTTCGGGGGCTATAATATTATTAGCGGTTAAGTTACTCCACGGACTTTGAGTGTTTCTTTTTATTCCCACTAATTCATACCTCTTGTAAACATAGCGACTTCTTCTTCTCTGCGTTTTATTAAACCAGCAAGGGGTATTAGATTACCAGTTTCAGTTCCGTCATCTACCTTATGATATAAAAGCATAGCTTCTGCTATTTCTTCATCAGTACGTGTACCATTAGCAGTAACTTGTTTTAACCAGTTAGGTTTTCCATTATACAGAAAAGCTGTAAGTCCATCTATTTGGTTATCTGTCCAGTTATTATAACGTGGAAATTCTTCTTGAAAATTTTCTATTTTATTTAGTACTTCTGTTTCAATATAACCCATAAGTTCTTCTTGCGCTTCCTCTTTGGTTATTGTTAAATCTGTAGGAGGCGGCTCATCTTTTCCTCCATCGTGAGGTGCTGCTGTTCCATAACCCCATGTCCAATGATCTACATCCCAATAAGGAGCACTGTAAAAATCTTCTTTACTTTTTATATAAGTACTAGCTAGAGTATCATTAGGAAATATATCTTCTTCTTCTAGAGTAATGTCTAATCCACTAGGGGTCATATCTTCTCCTACTCTTTCATTTTCGGAAACTATTGGGGTTTCAGCTTCAGTAACTGTTATATCTTCTTCTTCTAATTCAACATCCATTCCGCTAGGTTCTGCTACTTCTGGTTGTTCTAATATTTCTTCAGGTTCATTAGTATTCATAGTTTGTCTACTTCCCTCGTCTTCACCGCCTCCTAATTGCTTCGCAGCCAAGAATATTGCATCCTCATAAGAAACGCCCTCGGTTTCCATAATTTGCCCGACCAAACGCGTAAGCTCTTGTTGTTTAAGTACTGATTCCCGTGAGCCACTAATTATCCCAAGCTGTTTATTAATCCAAGGCATAACCCCTCTAAAGGTATAGCTGAGAGGTTCCGGTGTTCCATAAACGTCCGAAGCTGGATCATAATAAGGATTATAGTTGGGCGAACCCGTATCAACAGATGGTGGTTCTGGTTCTGGTCTTCCCCCCCCTTCCATTATAGACATATCATTCCAATGCGCTACAAGGTCTCCTACACTTATAGTATTATCTCCCGCAAGTTCATGGCCTGTAAGCGCAAGGGTATTTATTAGGTCGTATTTATCCCCATCACTAATAAAATAATCTCCTGTTTCGGGATTAACCGCATTTAAATTAACTCTTTGAGCCAGAAAACGATTAGACCTACCAATCAACTCTCTTGCCCTCTTCTTTTGTAATTTCTCAACTACGGTATCGTCTTCTTCATAGGCTATCTCGCCTATAACATTAGTAGCAAAAACACTATACTCAGCAGCTCCCATTTTTACATCTGTAACAGTATTTTCTTCTCTTTCTGCATCAGCTATTAATATTAATGTATTTTGAAAACCCTCAAAACCTAAGAAACGTGCGTCTGGATTAAAGTCTTTAAAGTCAGAATCCTCCATTCCAGTAACAATACTAACAATAAAAGCATCACTAACTAGTTTTCTAGCATCTTGTATTTCTAAGCCAGAAGATTGGCCTATCTCTTTAGCCCTAACAGCTAATCTTTGATATTGAGCTTTATAGGCATCGTCTATTACTTGATTTCTTCTTTCCTCATCTAGTGTTGCAGCCGCATCCTCATCCCCTGCTAAATAATAACCTATAATATTTGCTTCTAAAATATTGTTTGCATCTCCAAATAGACCAGATGTACCCGCTGTAAATAAAGTAGAAGAGTCTATAATAGCACCCTGCATTTGCTCTATTTCTGCATCGGTCAAGCCTTGT